TACACCTTTGTCTGTAAGCTTATGCATCTTCTTATCGAACATATCTTTTGATAGATTCTCTAACTGGTCAATAGGCACATTCATAAGATTAGCATCAATACGTTCAGCTATTCTTTCTTCTGCCATCTCCATAGTTATATATAACACATTTTTCATCTGTGTTAAAGCACCAGCGGCAACATGACACATAAACAATGACTTACCAACACCTGTACCAGCCAAAGCAACATTAAGTGACTTCTTCACAAGACCACCTTTAGTGATTGCATTAAACTTTTCTAAGTCAAATGGTAGGTGTTCTTCTTGCCTATGATAGAAATCATAACGACCATCAGAGTCATCAACATAATCGTGACCAACTCTCATATCAAAGTTAACACCTAAAGCCTCACTGAGTATTGTAGGCAATGCATTCTTGTCATATGTCTCATGCTTACCTTCAATAATATTAATTGAATCCATGATTGCCAAGTAGATTGCTCTGTCTTGACACCACTTCTCAGTCTTCTCAACTAACCACTCTTGGGTTTGTTCTGTATCTGGTTTACTGATCTCAGGTATAAGAGCTAATGAATCAGATCCTATCTTAGGATTATTCCTTAGTTCTATACTCAACGCATCAGCACTTGGTAACTTATTAAACTTATTCACGAAGCCAACAATCTCATTAAAGACATCTCTATATGGATTCTCAAAGTATATAGTTTTCAAATGAGGAATCACCGTTCTGGTGTAATCCTCATTTAACATTAGGTTACGTAAGATTAATGTTTCTATCTGCATTAAATATCCAAATCTTCAGGGTTTGATTTAATCATTTCGGCATGACCTACTTCATATTTATCTTTAAGATATTGTTTAAAGTCTGTGTTAGCAAAGATAGGTGTCCAGAAAGATTCCTTAAGTGTTTCAGCAACACGAACCTTTTTATCTTCTATCTCACCAGTGGTTTTATCAACCTTTGAGTACCAACCAATTGTAGGCTTAGCAACATATCCACCTTCTAATGCAACATCTAATAGACCTGAGTAGGTTTCAATACCACCTTCCCATGTAACTGCAATAGGAATCTTAGACTTCTCACGGACAAACCTTGACTTTTCTACATTGATTACAAAGTTATATCCTAAAATTTCTGTTCCCTTCTTCTCTTGCTGACGTCCGATGATCCAGATATTATCTGAGGAGTAGTATATACCTGTACCACCGGAAACGACTGCTTTAGGGAATAAGCCGATTTCTTGATATGTATGGTTGACTGCTAACAACGGTATGTCGCGCATTGTTAGATAGGGTGTTGTCATCCTAAATAGACCTTTGAGGGCTTTCGCTCTCGACATATCTGCTACTGACTTTTCATTCATAGCATCTTCCAGCTCCTTTTTAGAAGCTAGGTTACCGATAGAATCAATTATAATAATGACTCTATCTTTGCGTTCGATATTCTCTAACTGGGATATTAGATCAAACTTCAGTTCTTCTACATTAGTAATGGGGCTATGTAGAACTCTCGAAGTGTCTATACCAAACGACTTAAAGTATTGTTGCGGGCTGCCAAACTCTGAATCATAGAATAACAAAACAGCATCGTCATACTTATCTAAGTAAGCTGCTGCCATTAACAAGGCAAAAGAAGTCTTAAAATGCTTCGATGGTCCTGCCAATACTGTTAAACCTGAACTCAGACCACCGTCTGGGTCACCTGATAGTGCAACGTTAATCATTGGGACAGGTGTTGGAATCATGTCCTTATCAGAAAACAACTTGCTTTTGTCAAGTTGCGAAGACTCTTTGATACGTGAGTTCTTCTGTAATTTGTCCATTATACCGATAATAGTTCTCCTCTAATAGTTAATTGATATGTATATTATATCACAGTTATATCGGAAGTACATACTGCTGACCGAAATCTTTTCGTCTATATACTTCTGGTGATATGTGTACTGAGCTTGTACCTTCCATTTTGGTTTTAGCAAATTCTTCTGGATTCATCTTTAACCATTCCATTGGATATAAAACTCTATTCATACTAATCATATCCATAGTCTCAAAGATTCTTTCAAGCATTTGTGATCTTTCATAGTATGATCCCCAAAATGGTTGACCTTTATAGTAACCAGTCTTTGGTAATCTTCTGCCTTCAAACTCTATAGGCCATGGAACAGAATATTCTACTGGAATTGGCAAGCTATCACCAAACCTTTTTAGATCTATCCACATATCTCTTGGATCAATATGTAATCTGCATAAGTGATGTCTCACATCTATATTACCAAAGCTTAATGTGATACCTTGTAGGTTATTGCACTTAGCTATATGATCTGTTACGTATTGAAAGTTAGATTTGATTTGGCCGTTTAGTGTAAGACCATTAGTCTTAATCACCATACTTCCTGGTGGGGCAAACGCTGCTGTATGAGAATCACCTATTGTCAGCCATTGTGTATCAAGATCAGTGGATAGTAATGTTTGTGCATTGTCGCATTTCTGTTGAACACGAGCACACCACGCTTTATCCTCTACATCTTTTCTCTTGGCTAACATGTTACCATATTCTGGCATATCTATATCAAGCGAATAAACCTTATCAGCTGCTAAAAAATTATCTACTCTTTGTTTAAGCTTCTCATCAAATCCGCCGAATAGATTAAGACCACCACCAAAGTTTACACCATGGTCTAAGTATAATATCTCAACTGGATCAGCATCGTGGTTAATACCTACCTTTAAGTTCTCTGCCCATGTACGTGCCCAACCATATCCATGGCTGTTCTTCTTACGTGGTATCTTATTAAATGTTCCTGTAATCATAAATCTTTATCCCATTTTCTATAGCTATCAGTTGTTTCATATAATGTATCATCATGTAATACTGGTTCTTTACCTACATTCCAAAATAATATATCTTTATCAGAATGCTTAGGAATATATTTCCATACCTTACCATCGTAAGTATCTATGTTTGGAAATGGTGGTAAGTTCTCTTTACTCTCATGAGCCGTGAAAGCTTTTTTCTCAGATATAACTCTTGCTCTACCTAATTCACCAGCCTTCATGTTTCTACTTACAGCAACAGAGACAAACTCTGCATTTGGCCAAGCAATCTGTAATGAACGTGTTAATACACCTGTTGAGGTAGCAACATAAACTACATCAGGTTCTTTTATTTGTGATGCAACTTTAACCATTCCTGCTGTAACCATTCTATGTTTTAATCCTAATGGTACAAAGAATGCATTTTCTTTCTGATCAGCCCATTCCTTTGCTATCTTATTTAGATTAGGCATAGCTGCAATACGATGGAAGGATGCTTCTGCTCCTTGTTCTATACAACATGCTTGATGATGTGAAATCTTTTTAGATGATGGCATGAATAATCTTACTGCTTTATTATGTCTCTTTGCTACATCTAATATACTTACACCAGCTAAACCAGTCCTTGGTTGCACATAAACTATTGTGTCAATATGACGTGGAAGAGAACTAATAAGACAATCTCCACCACGAACTTTAGATCCAACTAAGTCATCATCTCTTACAACTCGAATACCTTCATGCTCAACAATACGTGGAGCTGGATTAGGATCAGTCCAGAACTGTGCAAGATCTAAGTAATATTCTTTTGCTTCTTCAGGTTGCATCATACCGACATCGATATTGAAACCATCTTCTACGTGATTATTATGTGGCATTATATTGGTAGTGTATTAGTATCCGGTGGTGTACCTTGTCTTTGCTTCCAACCAGATACCCATCCGCTGTTATTAGTTATAGTACTAGGAATATGGTCAAATGTACCATTACCTCTTGGTACATAATTCTGACCAAACCTTACGAAGTCACACATAACATCTTCAAGATCTTTTGGTCTTCCGCCTGTACGTTCTCTTAATATATTCATGAACTCATCATGACTATATCCAGACGATAACTTCTTTAAACAACGAACAGCGTTGTTGCCTAAGTATGTATGTGAATCTGGATCTACTGCTGTAGGAAAATAATCTGAACAGTCCATAGAGAATGCTGCATATTGGAAGTTAAACTTTCTATGTCCTGCTGATTTATTATATGCATTAAACCAGTCTACAATCTCTTTGTGAGTTTTCATTGTCTTTCTATACTCGCCATCTATCTTTTCATATAATAACCAATCAACAAATTTAAATATTAATGGTGGTAATTCTTTTGTCATAAAGTCTACATTACTCGTGCCCTTCTTTGGAGCAGGTGGCTGGTTACCAATAGAAGTAAAGATCGGTCCTTGCTCTTTCATCTTTACCATATCTTCACACATTTCTTTTATACCATTCTTAGCATACTGCGTACCCCAATATTGTATAATATTATTACGATATCCGTGGTCATTTTCAAATGATGCACCACTTCCTGTAATACGATGACACATCATAACAAAAAACTGTGCAGATAAACCCCATGTGATTTTATCATTCCATGTGTTAATGTCTCTACGTCTTTCGTTTTGCCATCTCCATTTAGGAGTCTTTGAACCAAGAAATAAGTCTTGTAATACATTTGAAAAGCCAGCGGCATTTCTCGTCTTACAATCATAGATGTCTATCTTCTGCATAAGAGGATCATTAATTTCTTTATTAGCTTCTGGTCCTTCGTAATCTAATGGACCCCAATTGACATTGTCTTGTAACCATCCAGCTTTAGGATAGTAATAATTAACTAACACATCAAGCGCTTCTTCGTTTAACCACTGTTTAGGCATAAGATTTTGGTTGAATTAAATCGAAATGTTTTTCATAGACATGCAGATTCTGTACTTGCCATATCATATTGCCAGGCTCTAAGTCTAAATCATCTGCTAACTTATGCAGTACATACTGTTGCCATGCATAATCATTCTTATATCCGTATACTACATCGTTAGATCTCATAGAAACTGAGCAATCTAATCTGCCATGACGAATATAATATGCAACTGAATTAGTACAGATAAAATCTGAACAGCCATCAAGATCGTACTCATCCCATATAGATGGTCTTTGATAAATCATAAGAGCTCTACGACTAGTTGGATTTTCTTTTAATTCTTTTAAAACTTTATCATATTGATTGCCATTGTCTTTGTGCCAAATAAGATAGCCATAGTTAGAATGTATAAAGCCATCTTTAGATGCAGCATATTGCCATGCTGCTGGTGGCATAGAACCGAATCCATATATGTCATTAATGTTTAAAGACATGGATTCATACCATGCAATTTCTTTTTTAATATATTCTACATTAGGTGTACCAAATATAGCAGGTTCATCTGCTAGGAATGATGCACCGATTAATTCAATACATTTTACACCTGTCTTATCGGTAGTGTGATTAAGACCGGTATTTTTCATACCGATGAAGTAATCTCTTACATCTGAAACTTTATACGGACGTATCAACATTTGATTTAGGCTTGTTTAAGTAATCTAGTGAAGGATCTTGGCCTTCCATCTTGCCACGAATATAAGCTACAGCAAAAGATGCATAGTTAATAAGATCTTTGTATGTGTCTTCGAGTGATTCAAAGTTATTGGCTTGGCCGGATTCAAGTAAAGACTGAGCACGAAGCATTTTGCCGTGCATAGTGTCATGAATAGAATCGACACCACGACGATAATGCATTGCTTGTTTTACTTGTGAATTTGGGTTTTGATAGTCTTCTGACTTTTTAGATTGAAGCTCTGCACATTCTTGCAGAACTACGATTGATTCTTTTTGCATGTTTACTCCTCGATTGATATGTGTATATTATAACACAGTTTAGCTAGAAAGTACATAGTCTGTACCATTAAATTTATATTCTCTACAGAATGTATAATCACCTGACTTAGGATCATAGAGATAAAAATAAACTATATCAGCTACATGATATCCCCATTCTATTTTACGAACTAACAGATCACCTAACATAAACTTTATATTGTGTTCACCACGTGTAACTTTTACTTCGACCTCACGGCCATCTAAGTCAAAGACATCCATAAATCCATTAGTGTTATCTGTGTATCCACAATTGTCTATTAAGAATAATTCTGCACATTGACCCATCATGCAGTCTTCTAATATTCTTTGTGGTGTTCTGTTGTTAGGATTCCAAGTAATCTTCTCAGACTCTTTAAATGCCCTATCGTATAACCTTTTAGGATCGATGTCTGTTTGGTTAAACGTTTCCGTATACAAATTCAATGGCACGGTCTGCCTCCTTGTCGAATGGTCTTGTCTTATACCAATTTCCGTTCTCATAATCTATCTCCTTGCATAATGTAGTAATCTCAGCAGCGGTGATCGGATATTTTCTACGTATTGCATTGCCCGCTATAGAGACCATGATAGCATACATCTTTGTGTACCATCCAGTGTCAGTAATTTCATTATACTCTTTCACTAACTTCTTATTAACAAATGGACAATCTTTGTAATTACTCCATGTCACATTTGTATTTGTCATTTCATTCTTACGATGAGCAAGCAATTGTTTACGTATTTCTCGTGGTAGATTATCTATTAAAGATCCTGTCTTCTCAACATAGTCATGCTTTGCCATAATCTCATATGGATCCATATCTACACCACAGAAATTATTAAATATAAAATTGTATGCACCTTCGTATTTGCCTGGAACATAATACATACGTGATAGATCTTTTGTTTGAGGATCACCTATGTCACCTAGCTCTTTGTTTAATGCAAACCAAAAGTGTTTAATCTTATCTTTAGGTACATTAACAGTAAGTGGAAATACTATTCTAAACTTAGGATGCTCTTGAGTTGATGAAGCAGTAGAGTAAACAACATGATTCCATGATCCATATCGATCTAATAATTCTTTCTCAAGATTACCATCAAATACATGTTCGTCTACATCTACCGCACACCAACCAGCCCAACCGATT